TACAATTACTATTAATAAAGTAGAATATATTCCTAAATGGGTTGAAAAAATTGTAACTATATATGAAAATGATACTATAGTAATTAATACTCCAATAGATACATTAGAAGTATTAAAAGAATATTACGCTAAAAATGTTTATGTTGATAAAATTGTATTAGATTCTTTGGGAATAGTAACAATAACAGATACAATATCTCAAAATAAAATATTTTCAAGAAGTATTATATCTGATATACTGATTCCAACTACAACTATTACAAGTGATATTTATATTAATGAAAGAGAGTTTTATTGGGGTTTAAATGTAGCAGGTAGATCAAGTCAAATTAATTATTTAGGTGGTGGATTATTATATAAATCAAAGCGTAAAAATGTATATGGTTTGGGGATTGGAATTAATGAAGGCTTCCAACCTATTATATCAGCTAGTTACTATATGAAAATTGGAAAATAATGGCTGAAGATTTAAAAAAAATAATAAGACAAGAATATTTAAAATGTGCTAAAGATCCTGCACATTTTATGAAAAAATATTGTTTTATTCAACACCCACAGAGAGGTAGAATACAATTTAATCTTTACCCATTTCAAGAAAAAGCATTACATTTAGTTAGAGATAATCCTTATTCAATTATATTGAAATCTCGTCAGTTAGGTATATCAACCTTATCTGCAGGTTACTCATTATGGTTAATGTTGTTTCACAAGGATAAAAACGTGTTATGTATCGCGACCAAACAGGAGACAGCACGTAACATGGTTACTAAGGTTAAATTCATGTATGACAACTTACCATCGTGGCTTTCAATACCAGCTCCTGAAAATAATAAATTATCACTTAGATTAAATAATGGATCTATAATTAAAGCAACTTCAGCCTCTAGTGATGCTGGTAGATCAGAAGCAGTATCTTTACTATTAATTGATGAGGCAGCTTTTATTGATAATATTGGAGAAATATGGGCATCAGCTCAACAAACCCTAGCTACAGGTGGTGGTGCTATTGTATTATCAACTCCTTACGGTACTGGTAATTGGTTCCATAAAACATGGGTTAATGCTGAATCAAATGACAATCAATTTTTACCAATTAAATTACCATGGTGGGTACATCCCGAGAGAAATCAAGAATGGAGAGATGCACAAGATGGTTTATTAGGTGATCCTAGACTAGCAGCACAGGAGTGTGATTGTGATTTTAGTACATCGGGTGATATTGTTTTTCATAGTGAATGGATTCAATTTCTAACAGAATCAACTATTAAAGAACCAACAGAAAGAAGGGGTGTGGATCAAAATCTATGGATTTGGGAAGCAGCTGATTATTCTAGAGAATATATGGTAGTAGCAGATGTTGCTCGAGGTGATGGTAAAGATTTTTCGGCCTGCCATATTATGGATATTGCAACAAATACACAAGTAGCAGAATATAAAGGTCAAATGCCACCAAAAGAATTTGGTTTTTTCCTTACAGGATTAGCTACAGAATATAATAACGCAATGTTAGTAGTAGAAAATGCTAATATAGGATGGGCAACATTAGATGCAATTATTGAACGAGGGTATAGAAATTTATACCAATCTCCCAAGTCTGATGCTTTAACGGCCGAATCTTATTTAAGAGTATACGAAAGAAATAGCGAAATGGTTCCAGGATTTACAATGTCAATGAGAACAAGACCTTTATGTATTAATAAATTTAGAGAATTTGTTGGCGATAATTCAGTAACTATTCGTTCAAAACGTTTGGTTGAAGAGATGAAAGTGTTTATTTGGAAAAATGGAAGACCAGAAGCTCAAACAGGCTACAACGATGACTTGGTTATGTCATTTGGGATTGGTATGTTCCTACGAGACACCTCGATGAAATTTCAACAACAAAGTCTAGATATGACAAGAGCAACATTAGGAGCAGTAAAAGCAAATAAAGTATCATATAGTGGGGGCCATGCAGGTAATACTGTTGATAACCCATATGAAATGAAAATCGGAGATCAGTCTCATAATTTAGATTGGTTACTATAATATTTATAAATAAAACAAAATGGCAGATAAAGGTTTATTCCCAAGATTAAAAAGATTATTTTCTACAGACGTAATTATACGTAATGTAGGTGGTAATCAACTTAAGGTTTTTGATGTTAATAAAATCCAACAATCCGGAGAAATTGAAAGTAATTCTCTAGTTGATAGATTTAATAAAATTTACACAAATTCATCAACTTCACTATATGGTCAACAAGCTGGATTTAACTATCAGTATTTAAGACCTATGCTCTATTCAGAGTATGATGCTATGGATACAGATGCAATTATTGCTTCTGCTTTAGATATTATAGCTGATGAGTCTACTCTTAAAAGTGATATGGGTGAAGTATTATCTATCAAATCATCAGATGAAGATATTCAAAAAATTCTATATAATTTATTTTATGATGTTTTAAACATTGAATTTAATCTTTGGCCTTGGGTTAGAAATTTAGCTAAGTATGGTGATTTTTTCTTAAAGTTAGAAATTGCAGAGAAGTATGGTGTTTATAATGTTATACCTTATACAGCATTTCATATTGAAAGATTAGAAGGAGAAATGGGTCACGGAAGTAAAGACAATCCATCAGAAATTAGATTCCGTTTTGATCCTGAAGGAATACAAGCATCAGATACAGGATATTATAATGTACCTGGACAGACTCAAGATCGCCCAGGTTCAATTATATTTGATAATTATGAAATGGCTCATTTCCGTTTATTAACGGATATGAATTTCTTACCTTATGGTAGATCATATATTGAACCAGCTCGTAAATTATTTAAGCAATATGTTTTAATGGAGGATGCTATGTTAATTCATAGAATTGTTCGTGCTCCTGAAAAACGTATCTTCTACATGAATGTAGGTTCTATACCTCCAAATGAAGTAGATGCATTTATGGAAAAAACATTAAGTAAACTTAAGCGTACACCTCATGTTGATGAAAAAACAGGTGAGTATAACTTAAGATATAACATGCAAAATCTACTTGAAGATTACTACATACCAGTAAGAGGTAATGATGCAAGTACTAAAATTGAAAGTGCAAACGGTTTACAGTGGGATGGTATTGCTGATGTTGAGTATTTAAGAGATAAATTATTTGCTGCACTTAAAGTACCTAAAGCCTTCATGGGTTATGATGAGAACACAGATGGTAAAGCTACTTTAGCAGCCCAAGATATTAGATTTGCACGTACTATTGAACGTATTCAAAGAATTGTAGTTTCAGAGTTATACAAAATTGCATTAGTTCATTTATATACCCAAGGTTATAGAGATGAACAATTAGCAAATTTTGAATTATCATTAACAACACCTTCAATAATATATGATCAAGAAAGAGTAGCATTAATGAAGGAAAAAATGGATTTAGCATCTCAAATGACTGAAACCAATTTATTCCCATCAGACTTTATATATGATCATTTATTCCATTTAAGTGAAGACCAATATGATGACTTTAGAGATTTAATTAGAGAAGATGCTAAACGTAAATTTAGAATTGATCAAATTGTAGCAGAAGGCAACGATCCAGTAGAAACTGGTCAATCATATGGTACCCCTCATGATTTAGCTTCACTATATGGTAAAGGAAGAATGTATTCAAATCCAGGAGATGTACCTAAACCCGATAAGTATGCCGCAGATGATAAAAATACAAAGGGTAGACCTAAAGAAAAAGCATCTAAAAGAAATACTCAAGATGATAATTTTGGTAAAGATAGATTAGGAGCTAAAGGTATGAAGAAAGATTATAATGATACTAACAAAAGTCCTCTAGCATTAGAGAATAATTCACAGTATTTAAAACATCAATCTATGTTAGATAATATCCCAACAAATGGAAAAAAATTAGTATTTGAACAGAAAGACGCAGAAGGCTCGCTTCTTGACGAATCAAATATTAAGGAACAATAATTTTAGTATATTTATAAATAAATAAGTATTGATGTATATAAAACATTCGAAGTTTAGGAACACAGGGATTTTATTTGAAGTAATAGTAAGAAAAATTACTTCAGAAACCCTGTCAGGAAAAGATTCACCAGCTATAGAAATATTAAAATCTTATTTTGTTAATACAGAATTAGGAAAAGAATATAAATTGTATGAAACTATATTCAAATCTAAAAACTCAGATTATTTTAGAGCAAGTACAACCTTAGATACAATATTAGAATCATCTAAAAAATTAAATAGATCATCTATTAGAAAAGAAAAATATAACTTAATTAAAGCTTTAAAAGAACACTATGATGTAGAAGGTTTATTTAAAACTAAACTTCATGATTATAAAGCACAAGCTTCTTTATATACTTTATTAGAGGTATACAATACCGATAAATTAATAAATCCTAATCAAATTATAGATAACAAGGTAACCTTATTAGAATATTTAACTTCAAATGAGGTAGCTAGTGATAAGGTTAAAGAAGATGTAATTTCAGAATTTAAATCTCAAGATAAAGATATTCGTACACTAACATATTATGTGTTATTAGAAAAATTTAATGATAAGTATTCTACATTAAATGAAAGACAGAAGAATATACTTAAAGAATTTATTGAATCTGTAGATAATACACCTTCACTTAAAGAATTTTATAATAAAGAAGTTACTTTTATTACTGAAACAATTCAAAAAGAAATAATTAAAACTAAAAGTGAAGTTATTAAAATTAAATTAACAGAAGTTTCTTCTTTAATTAAAGAATTAGATAAAAGAACTACTATTAAAAGTGATCATTTAGTTGATTTATTACAATACCATTCATTAATTGAAGAATTAACAAAATCAAATGGGTAATATAATAGATAAAATATACGAACGTATAACAGAAGCTAAAAAGGATGTAACACCAGAATTAAAATCCTGGATTTCTGATAGATATGGTCCTTGGAATGATAAAGACTTTATTTCTGATGATGGTGATACTTATTTTAAATATGAAAAAACTTCTGAAGGTGGGGGGGATTCACATACTATAATCAAATTACCATCTTTTACAGAATTAGTAAAACAACTTAAAGCAACTAAAGATGCAGCTAATAATTTAGTTAGAGGTGAATCTGTAAGAGATGATGAGGTGTTAAGAAGTATAGCAGATGAATTAAGGTTAGAATTTAATAAGTTTAGAACTCATTTAAGAAAAGAATACCCAGCATTTTATTCTCAATTAAAAGGACAACTTACAGAAGAAGAAGTTGAAGAAATTTCATCATCTGGTGGTGCTGGTAGTTATTTAACACCATACGCTTTTAGACTATCAGGATCTAAACCAAATGATAAAGCTTATACTGAATTAGGGTACAAACCTGTTAAAGAAGATATAGGTGCTACATTAGGTCCAGGTCCTAAAGCAAGTGATAATGGTGTCAGAGATAATTCATATGTAAAAGATTATGGGTATAAATTAGTACCCTCAAAAATTAAAGGATCTGGATTAGAAGTTAAACAATTATTTGAGGATTCAAATGTTGATGATTTTCAAAAAGAAAGAATAGCATCCTTTGATTTAATTGAACAGGAAATGAATGATATTTATAAGATATTGAGCAACGCTAAAAACGAAACAGCTGATTATTATAGTGAAAACCCAGCATCATATTCTGTGGTTAAACCTACTGATCTAGTTCTAGACTATATAAAAGATATAAAAGACTTACTAAAAGGAAATTAAATGAAAACATTACAAGAACAATATAACCAAATTAAAAAAGGAAAAGGTAGTAAAGAAATTTTCCTTAAAGAAGTTAAATTAAAATATCCAAATTTAATTCGTAACTCTGCTAAATTTGAAGAAGCAAAATCAACCTTAATAGGGCGAAGCATCATATCCGAAGGATTATATGTTGCTAATGCTTCAAAGGAAAATCCAGATTGGTTTAAACTATTCGATGAGAATATGAACCTTATTTCTGAAGAAGCAGCAAAGGCACTTGAGAAAAAAACAACTAAAGAAGTAACAAACCTACAAGCTCCAGATACTGGGTATGATTATAAAGATGATAAAAATATCAACAATGTATCAGGTGAGCAATTTCGTCAAGGATACTTTACAGAACTTACAGATGTAACTAATGCCGATAAAACTAAACAACAATTAATTGATTTAGTTATTAATAATATGTCTAAAAACCCACAATATTATACTGAGGAAGCTCAATTTGGTATTAAAGGAATTGGATATACTGAAGATGCCCCAGCGTTAGGTGCTGGTACCGAAATTAAATATAAAGATGGTTCGGGGTATGGTACTGAAACAAAGAAAAAAATTAAAAAGAAAGATTCATCCGCTTATGCTGACAAAATGTCAGCCAAGGTATTCTCAACAGGATACACTGATTTAGCACCAAAACAACCTTTAGAAGAAAACAAAATGATATCATTAATAGATTTAATGGAACAACTTCCATTAGGAGAAAAACCAGCTCCAAAACGTAAAAAAGCAACAGTTAAAAAAGAAACAACAGATTCAAAATTAGCTGAAATTGAAAAAAATGGAAGAATAGCTACATTAGAATTACAAATTGAAGCTATAGAAGAAATTATTTCTAGTAAAAATGAAAGAATTTCAATGGTTACTGAGGATGATAGTTTATCAGAATTAGTAGATGCAAAGAAAATGAAATTAATGCAACGTGAAGTTAAGGATTTAGAACGAAGAAAAGTGAAATTGGAAAAGTTATACGAGAAAATGTGTGGTAGTGCTTATAAAAAAGTCGTTAATGAGTTGGATGCCGAAGCTTGGAAAAAACAAAATGGTCAAGATGCTGATTGGAGTCCAAAAATGGAAGAAGGTAGTAATGATAATTCAAATTTAAATTCTAACGATAATAGTAACGATAATAGTAACGATAATCCTGAGTCATATTCAGGTCAAACTAAGTTCAGATCTAAATAAAATTTACCATGAGCCAAATTTTAGTAGAAACTCATATTTTCAAACCTGTTAGATCAAAGCTAGATGAAAATAAATCCAACAGAGGTCTTCCTCTAGTTGAAGGTATTTTAGCAACGGCTGAAATCAAGAACGGAAATGGTAGATACTATTCAAGAGAATTATGGGAAAGAGAAATAGCAAAATATCTTCCACTAGTTAAAGAGCATAGAGCTATGGGAGAATTAGATCACCCCGAATCATCAGTAATCAATCTAAAAAACGTATCACATAATATTGCTGATATGTGGTGGGATGGAGATAATGTAATGGGAAAAATAGAAATACTACCTACCCCAAACGGAAATATACTTAAATCGTTAGTTGAAAGCGGTATTACTGTTGGTGTGTCATCTCGAGGGATGGGTTCACTTAAAGATGTAGGTGGGTTAATGGAAGTACAAGATGATTTTGAATTGCTATGTTGGGATTTTGTTTCAACACCTTCTAATCCAGATTCATTTATGAATTTAGTAAGAGAAAGCAAGGAATTCAAATCTCAAGATCAATACCAAAAAGTAAATACAATATTAGGTGAAATATTATGTTCACATGGAGCATGCCCTATTATATAAAATAACAACCCCTGATTCCAGAAGAGGCGTTATCATTAATATGGTGCGCCTTTTCGCTTTTTATATCTCCCCATATACGTATAATGGTAATATGTCATTTCTTATATGACATCAATATTTATTATTAAATAACCCCCTATTACGTTTCTTAATAAGCGTAGTTTCCCAACAAAAAATTTAGGAAAATGAACAGAAACTTTTTAAAAGAAGCAATCGCTGATGCTAAAGCAGTCAAAGAATCTGCAATAGCAAATGCTAAAGTTGCTCTCGAAGAAGCATTCACACCTCAAGTTCAAGCCATGTTCGCCCAAAAGGTAAATGAAATGGACATTGAAGAAGAGGAAGAAAGCAACGACGAAGTAACAGAAGCGAAAGCTAAAAAAGAGTACAAAGACGACGATCGTAAAGACGGTGGTGAAAGTAAAGAAACTAAACGTACAGAAAAAATGAAGTACGGAAAAGACTTAGCTGAATCCGAAGTAGACGAAGATCTAGACTTGGACGAAATTTTAGCAGAATTAGAAAAAGATGATACCTCATCTAAAAATCTTAAAGAAGCAGAATCTGATGAAGATGCTGAAGAAGAAGGATATGAAGATGGTATGGAAGATGAAAAAGAAGACATGGACGACGAGGAAGATATCGATCTCGAAGATATGTCAGAAGATGATCTTAAATCATTTATCGAAGACGTAATTGAAGACATGGTTACAGCTGGTGAATTAGAAGCAGGTGAAGAATTTGAAGTTGAAGGTGAAGAACCTGAAGATGAAGAAATCGACATCGATGTTGAAGATGAAGTAGAAGTAACAATGGATGAAAATGAACGTACAGATACAGAAGAAGAAGGATATTTAGATGGTGAAAAAGATGCAAGGGAAGATTTAGAAGAAGCAATGAAAACAGTTGCAATTTTAAAATTAGAACTTAATGAAATCAACCTTTTAAACGCTAAACTTCTCTACACGAACAAAGTGTTTCGTGGTAAAAACTTAACTGAAGCACAAAAGGTTAAAGTATTAGGAGCTTTTGATAAAG